CTCCATACGGCGGATCTCAGGATTCGAGATACTGGCCATTACCTTTTCAATCAGGCTGAAACGCTCGCCGGTTTCGGTGTTTTCAAGCTCACAGCTTTTCAGGTATTCAAGGTTCGACAGGCGGCGCGCCTTAACTTCGCGGATTGCTTGGATGCTGGCATAGGCCGATGCAGCTTTATCGCGACTGACTGAACCAATAGCAATCAGCAACGCTTCACGCCACTGCGTGCGCTGGGCCTTGAATTTCCGCTCCCACCACTCCGCATTGACCAGGCGTGACAGACTGGCGATTGCCGCACGGGCATCCATTTTGCCTTTGCGATAACGCACCCAGTGCATCGGCTGCACGTTGAACGCACGTGCCATGCCTGCAATATGGCCGTATAACTCCGATTGAGTCCGGTTATCAAAAAGCACGGAGTTATCGCCTTCATTCGCCGCTATCAACTCTTCGCACTGCTCCTCATAAATTTGCATTAACTGACCGGCAACGCGCATGCACAGGTCTTTTAACTCTTTGTCTTTCATGCCTGGCAGGCGGTTGTATTGGTCAGCCTCAGAGAGGAATAACAAGGAGGCGTCAGCGTCCATAAAGTGCGCGTTATTCACCGACTCGACGCGGGGCAGGATTGACCGGCCCAGCGTGAAAACGAGGTACTTATTTGCCGCGTGATTGCCTTTTTCTTTCAAAAGGTATTTATGACGGCTCAGAAACTTTTCGGCCAGTTCATAAGGCAGCGTTTTAACCTTCGCTAAAACGGCTTGCCCCTGATGGAATTCATCACGGGTAAGCGGTCTTTCCGGCCCTGCAATTGCAGGGCGCGGGGCGTTCCACGGGTAAGCCCATTCAACAGCCTGGGTCATTGAGACTCAGCGCCGCGATAGTGTTTACCCTTAATCTCGAATATCTCCTGGCAAGGCACACAGCGGGAAACGCCTATTAACTTCTCACGGCGTAAAGCAGGAATAGCCTCCTCGCAGTCTTCACAGAAAAACGCTGATGTAGTAACCGGCTTATTGATTGCCGCCTTGATATGACGCTCTAACGCTTTGGCCTGCCGGGCCTGCTCTAAATCCATAGAATCAGCCATTAGTGGATCTCCTCAGACTCGTTGCGGATGCGGTCAGCCTCCTGGCGCAACGTCTCGACGGCCCCGCGTCCGTCAATGTCGTTCTTAACCAGAAATGCCGCGATAGCCTCAAGCCTTGCAGCGAAGACAGCAGAGACATTTTTACGTTCGTCCAGACGAGCGTCGTTTAGCGCCAGCAAAAATCCTTCGTGAGCGGTAGGAGTCTGAATTGTCTCTGTTCCAACTTTTATCTGGAGTGTTTGAATATTTCGCATTTATATTTTTCCTGTTTTTTGGCAAAAGAATGCCCGACGCCCAGAGCGCCTTTAATTTAAAAAAGGGGGATTAGTGGTTAGTGTTTATCTTGCAATCGTCTTCACTGATAAATCTTGGCAGCGTGCCCGTGAAACCAATTAAAGAATTCAGCGCAGAAACCACTTTTAAGCGTTCGGAGTTATTCAACTCCTGGAACTTCATATTTAAATGACGCTCTTTTAACCCAGCTAAAAAGCATACTGCTTTTTTCATATGCGGCGGGGTGGTATCGAATGTCTCCTGCGCCACATTCTTACGGGTGCCTATCATTTCTTTAATGCGAGAAATATGTGTAAGGCCAATCTCTCTTTGTTTTTCATCTGCAAGTAACATAAACGCCTCAACTGAATAAACGTTGAAAGAACTTCTTTTGCTGTAGTGGTGCGCTAACTTTTCGTGCTGGATTCCAACGCTTGCCGCCAGGTAATTCAATCCAACCGTGGCCGAAATGGCGTGATGGGCTTTGCTGCTTTAATAATGGTGCAATTGAAATAGCCATGGCTTTCCTTAGCTCAAGCCGATTGACGCACCCAGCCCGCTGATCACTTCGGCGGTGGATGACAACGCAGGGTTAGAATGAATACGCGCTTGTAACGATATTCCGGCCAATGTCAGGCAACGGATCGCGGAGTTAATGCCAGCAGTAAAAGTGCTATGGCGGCTAGCCGTCATTCGCTCACTGGATACCGCTTCGGCTGCTACGCTTCCGATTGCTGCAGTTGCTTTCATCACATATACCGGTAGCTGTTCTGCCGTCATTTCGTTTACCGGCACTGACGGCAGGCAATTAATCTGAGCCAGCATCCCATCTAACAGCGTTGGGTCTTCGGTCAAATCGGTTAACAACATCAAGTCTTCAATAGTGAGCTTGTGTGCCTGTTCAGGGTTTAACTTATTGCGCAGCACCTGTGCAGTGATGTCAGCTTTGGCCGCTAACTCTTTCAGATTGTGGCTCAAGGCAAACTTTCTACAGGCTTCGTCAAAGTAGTGATGTGTGGAAACTTTATAATCAAACATGATTAACTCCTCAAAACTTGCATAATCAAGTTATGGTTTGATATATCGACATTTGACGGCCTGTTGGCGATTTTTCTCGCGCCAGGCGGCGACATTGATAAGAGCGATGCCGTGTTTTTCCATTACATCGGTGCGCTCTTTGCCGGTTTCCTTGCAAGTGATAGTGCGCTTTATTGTCGTTGTTGGAGTAGGGGCTAGGAGCACTACGCCATTAGCAATCCATTTCTCTAAGAGGGAATCACTGATGCGGTTTGCTGCGGCGAAATCTTTTTTAGACATAGTTGCTGATGCATTCATAACAACGGCTCGTTCTACGGCGCTGTTTAATGCTTGGCTTAGTGAAGGCATCAGCAGTGCTGTAATGCCTTCTATAAATTCTTTAGAGCCAAGTAGGTCAGATGCGAGCTGAGTATTTGCATTTTCAGTATGCATAACGCAGTATCTCCTTTAGTCAGTTGTGTTCTATGGTGTTACATGTGGTGTGTAGTCACTTTAGATCGCTTTATTTGAACTGTAAATATCTTTTAGCGATTTCTGGTAAATAAAATGCGTCTAGAAAATGCTGTGGCTTCCGATGTGCTTGAAAGAATCCTTTCCGCTTATGGGTTTACCATGCAGAAAGAGCTGAGTGACAGGCTTGGAATAGCGAAGAGCAATGTAGCGAGCTGGTTACAGCGTGGGCAGGTACCGGGCAATGTTTTAGTGCAATGCGCGCTTGATACTGGTACGGATGTTAACTGGCTAGTAACTGGTGAACTTGAAAATGCAAGCCAGAATATTTCCCAGCCTGAAATCACAGGCAAAGCGCTCTACGATGAAATTATGTCCAACGGCGGCAGAGCTGTTTTGCGACGGATCATGGATGCTTATGGATTCACATTGCAAAAAGAACTTTGTGAGCTACTCGGCATATCTTCCGGCACCGTTAGTACATGGGTAAGAAGGGAGTATTTTCCTGGTGACGTCGTTGTAGCCTGCGCTTTAGAAACAGGTGTGTCTCTGCGTTGGATTGCTACAGGCAAGGGTGAAGCGAAAACAATTACTTCAGCGAGTCTGGAACAAGCATCTATTACTCTTCCTAAAATGCGTTTGGAATCGGGCCGACTCAAAGCGATTGGTAGTTGGTCTGCTGATCCGTCGATGTTTAATGCAACGTCTGTAAGTGCAGCTTATATCGAAGGAATTAAATACTCATGGTTAGTCGATTTATCACAAACAGAAATTGGCAATGGCCGATGGATTGTGATTGTCGATGGTTCATATGATGTTTATGACGTTGTGAGATTACCTGCTGGAAAAATTAGACTTGTAAATGTAAGCATTGAATTTGAATGCTCCTTAACAGATATAGATGTTTATGGAACTGTGCTTTTTACATTTGAAAAACACTTATAAATGGAAGTTATGAAAAAAAATTATTGCAATTACATTATTATTTATTAGCCCTTTATGCGTTGCCAAGGATAACTCTGAGGCGGTATTTAAAAAGGACTTTGGCGCTTCCTGGCCTCTCAAATTCGATAGTGCGGTACTAACTTGCATACCTGGCGGGGCTGTCTTCGTTATGAATCCTAAGAATGACAAAGCTTACCCTGTCAATGGCACCGCATCTGCCTTCGTTAGGTCGGGACGGGTGAAAGGTGAAGACCTAAAATCGGTATGGCTCGATAACCCTGAGTGGCCTGGTACGAAAATTGGGATTGGTGAGCTATTGGAACGTGGGCTTACACTATGCGATTAAATCTTAATTACTAAGTTGTTAAATTCTAAACTTGCATTACTCTTTACAAATTCGTTAATTAATTGTGATTTGTAGAAATCAGGGGAGCATATGAAAGGTCTTAAGCACGCAGAAAAATTTAAGACTAGCCATCTTAAAAGTGGAGAATCGGTTATCACTTGGACTGATGGTTACATTGGCAAAATGATGGGGAAGGGTAAAGATGCACAGCGCAACGGTGTGCTACTCGTTACCGATATAAGGGTTGCTTTCTATCGGAAAGGTTTACTCGGTGAGGTTATCGAAACTATTCCTTTAAAATCTATTTCCTCAATAGAAAGAAGGTCATTATTAGGTCATCGAGCTATTAAAATCTTCACTACTCATGACTCTCTTGAATTTAAAACCTTTAGCAAAGAGGGAGAGCTGATGCTGGTAGATGCGATCGAAGCTGGTAGAGGCCTAAAAGCTGAACCGCTTGAACTAGATAATTCTAAAAGTGCTGAGGTGAATGACCCTTATGATCAATTGAGGAAGCTTTCGGAGTTAAAGAATGCTGGAATTATTTCTGAAGAAGAATTCCAAGCTAAAAAAACGAAGCTAATGGATCTGATTTAACAAATTCCATAGTGAAGTGTTTTTCCAAACAGATTGGCAGAGTAGGCTATCAGTGCCTATGAGAATGTCTCTGTAAGTTAGTGAGGCCCAGTAAATGGCCGATACAAAAAAGCATACCTTTTAGAGAACTATGGATGTAGCCATTCTGTCGCCATAAGTTTGATTAAGTGATTGATTTTAAAGGGTGTTAAAAGTATTCGGTCTTTTTTTTGTCCACTATTCAAACCAAAAATTTACAGTAAAATCAACTACTTAACCTCATCTGGTTACCCTGAATTGCTCCCAGAAAGAACCTCTGTAGCCATTTTACCGCCACTTTTGGCAGGCATTTTTGCACCCAAAATCGATAACGGATTATTGGTTAAGGCATCTTCTAAATGGTCAGGGGCAAAGTGGGCATAGCGCATCGTTACGCGGATATCCGAGTGGCCGAGAATGCGTTGTAGCACGATGATATTACCGCCAGACATCATAAAGTGGCGGTTTTTTTATACCTAAGCTCAACGCATTCCCAATCCTCTTCATCTGGCAGAGACTTTGGAATGCGTGACCAAAGTTGCTCAGCTTCCCTTGCTTGCTCACTCTGCGGTGCCGTTTGGCAAAGAATAAACGTCCAATCCTGAGGCGTAACGCCACCCTTTGCTGATGACACCTAAGGACCATAAAGATTGGGTAAAGTTCGAGACCGCTCTTAAGTCGTGGGCATTCACCATCGGCGAGTTAACCACCGGTCTGCTGCCGCTGTGTCAGGGATATATCGGTTCAAATCGTGAGGAAAAAAATCACAGGCAAAGTCACGCTTGACGGCCCTGTCGAAATCAATAAAACACTGATAGTCGAGGGTACAGTTACGCAACCTGAAGAAGTTAAGGCAAAAATTTTAGCGTTATTTCAGAGGCCAGAAGTTAAATTTATTCTGGCCCATAATGCGAAAAAGGGATGTTTTTCATGTCGAATAACTCGTGATTAGATTTCTGATGATTGTCTATTCCATAACCCGCCCGGCCTGTTAGAAAAAGGGTGATCTAACTCTTTTCACTTTTCCAAATTATTGCTTGGGCAGCGATCACGGTCTTTTTGTCAGAGTCGTAGGTAATTGCCGGATTTCCGTAAAGCTCATACCCAAGCTCAAGTGCGGCAGAAACACGATGACAGAAAGATGCGTCATCCGGGCCAGTCAAAAGCCTGTATCTTGGTAAGCCTTCGGGTGGATTATTTGGCATGTATAGCTTCCTTAAAATTGATGTGCTCAATTGCCGCTAAGATATAAGACGAGTTGAAAGTAACGTCGCGATAGGTTATTGGCATAATGCCTCCCGTCTTTTTAAACAGATTATGAAACTCTTCTAACACGGTTTGACGCAATGGGCGTTGATTGCCTTTGGAGTTCAGGATAAACAGTCGGCTATTTTCACTGTAAATACTGAAAGATTTCTTGCGGGCAGCCGTGAATAGTTCGACCGGTGTGACAAAGTAAGCGGTCATCATGCTTAAAAATCTCTCTGAAGACAGAGCGCTAATCGACTCTATGGTTACCTCCGAAAATAAAACCGTTTTGATATAATCTGCACGCTATCTAAATCTTTTAACATTCTATTTAAAGCTATCAGAAATTCTCATTTCTAACCATCGAAAGAGCCGCTTTGACGTATGTCTCATCTGGTTTAAATCTCGACATATACGCAGGCAGATCACTAGGATTTTTTTCCGTTGATCGTTGCTATAAACGCGTGACCTTGACCCAAAATCCTGCTCCATTCAGAAACAGAATTCCGGAATGATATTGACTCCCCTGAACGGAGGGGGGCAGATGAAAAAGTCACGATTCACCGAAGAGCAGATTGTCTTTGCTCTCAAGCATGCCGAGCTGGGTATCTCCGATGCCACGTTTTACACCTGGCGCAAGAAATACGGCGGAATTTCTCCTTCTGAACTCAAACATATGCGGCAGCTGGAAGAGGAAAATCTGCGGCTGAAGAGGCTGGTTGCTGACCTCAGCCTCGACAAGGCGATGCTGCAGGACGTGCTGGCAAAAAAGAACTGCCGATGGCAGCGCACTGCGCCTGCGTATCCGTGGGATCACTGAAATGCGAATTCTGCTCTGAATTTACAGGAAAAATGCTGGACAGGTGGACGTATGAAAGAGGGGTAAGGATCGACTTCTCACGCCCAGGAACGCGGACGGACAATGCGACGGTGGAGTCCTTCAACGGCAGGTTAAGGCAGAAATGCCTGAACGATAGTGGGTTTATGTCTCTGGAGGATGCCCTCCGAATTTGCCGGTTTCCAGAATATGCAGCCAGAATGAAGCCGGTTATTCCTGAATATGGCTGGATCACATACGGGGAGCGGGTCAACAAGTTTCACATCTCATCTTAGTCATTAACGACATCTTACTTAGCGTGAAATATTGCTCTCTATAATAGCCTTAAAGCCTGTCCTATCACCCCATCCTTGCGCTACATCAACATCCCAGATAATGAAATTAACTAAATTACTCCCCGCTGTTTATGCGTCGTGAGTCTGGGGCCAAATTCTTTTAATCCCGCTCCCATCAGCCCTAAGAAAAATAGCGACAAATTTTAATGCTGTTGAAAATATCTGGGTAAAAACAATGTTTACGTTGTTCTATTTGTCCGTTGTTATGGTATTTGAAATCACTCTAAGTACGGTTTGCCGACGAGGATATCTAAAATATTTAAAAATCTTCCATCGTTACCATTTCCGTTCTCTCCGCAAACCTCGTCAGCTACTCTTTATCCCGCACGGTCATCGTTGGGAAATTCTAAAACTTCAGCATTTAGGCGCGATGAGCCCATCAGGCAGAGCTTATCCTTCTACCTACGTGATTGCCCGCTGTCAGGGATGCGGGGTCCGTAAGCACAAAGTCTTCTACAACAGCCATCTCAAGGTCTCTCAGTGCAGGCGTTGGTTATAGGAGCAAGGCGCAATGTCTCTATTCTTATTACCTTAACATTCGTGCCTTAAATATCTGAGAGCTCTGAGTGTCGCGTTCAGTTTGACGAATAAATCTGTCATCTGATGGTCTTATTTTTTATCTATCTTTTATAAAAACATCCTCTCTTTCTTACGGAGAAGCTTATGCAGCCGTACCAGGAATCGCTATTTCCCGTCTCGATTAAGGGGATTGTGCAGATTAGCGACAAGATTCTGCTATTAAAAAACGAGCGGGAAGAGTGGGAGTTGCCGGGGGGAAAGCTCGAGAAAGGGGAAACGCCTGAAGAATGTCTTATCCGTGAAATGTATGAGGAGACGCAGATAGCGTCGTCGGTGCAGGGCATTATCGACGCCTGGCTTTACCGGATTGGTGCTAAAGAAATATTGATTGTGACCTATCTCATGAAGGTTGAACCGGCCTCAAGCCAAACGATAAAAGTCAGCCATGAGCATAAAGAAATAGGGATGTTTAGTCTGAATGAGATTGCAGAGCTCAATATGCCAATGGGGTACAAGACGTCGATAGGGCGAGCAGTAGGGCGAGTCATTAACCCAGTTTGAGAGCCTATAGGCAAAGGATGCAGCGACATACGCATAATCTGACCATCACAAGGCACATAAGGTATCGCGCCCTGTGATGAAGATTTTTTAAATCAGGTCGTCCGGGGTACGAAATACTACTGTTTCGAGGGCGTTTCGATAAATATCTGATTTGACCACGTCTGTTTCTATTTCTAATCGTTCGAGCAGTTTTGCCATGATTGCTTTGTTATTGACCAGTCGTCCTTTGAGGGAAAGTTCTATCTTTATTTCCTGAATGACGTCTGATTCGCTTTTAATGGCATGAGCAGTCTTGACGCGGGATTTTTCTAACTCAACGCTGTTTATTTGAGACAT